TTCTTAAGATCAAAGGGCAAGAGTTCTGTGGTGATAGTGTTGACCGCGAACTTGTCCGTGATCTTCTGATCGATAAGTACAAACTTCAATTCCCAAACTGATGAAAAACTATCGCATTCGTGTTGAAACCTTTGATGGTCTCTGCACCGTCTGGTATGAGAAGTCCAAAGCAAAGAAAGCAACTGACATCATCTGCAAGCGTGTCTATGAGCAACTGTGTGGTCTGAATATCAAAGAGATTGATGTGAGTCTTTCTGTATGACAATCATAATTGCTGCTGTATCCTTATTCTTCTTATTTCTTGCAATTTCCTTTGTTGCATCGTTTTTTGATGATGATTATGACAACTCATACTAAACCTATTTTTATCAAACAGTTTGCGAATCGTTGGTATCTGGTCTGGACGGATACCAACAGAACCATTGCATCATTTGCAACTGAGTTTGAGGCTTACGCTGCTCGCAAATATATGATAGAATATAACAAAAATGGAGGAATCAAATGAGTTACTATTGGACAACCAAAATGAACGATGCAACAAATCGTCGTATCGATAAACTGATGGGCGAAGGTGTGAAAATTGACACTGCAACTCATGAAGGACGGAAGACAATTGGATACAATTATCTTGAACTTGCACTTGATGAATCTGAAGAATGAAAAAACTTCTATTGCTGACTGCTCTTCTGTTTGCCTCTCCTGCGTTGGCACAGACTGCACCAAAACCGAAAGTTTATCGCCCATTTGTGTATGAAACTCCCTGTGCGTTAGATTCAGGTCTGCAGGCTCAATTTGATACCTGCAAAGTGGTTGAAACCCGTGAATCTGGTGGAGCATTGCGAACTCGCAATATTTACTCCAATCGGTTTAGTCTGACCATTAAATCCTGGTTTGATAAAGAGAAAGGTTTTATGACTTGGGATAGTCATAATAAGTTTGCCTACAAGTGGGAATATAAAGTTGCTGGTTCTGGTGAGCAGGGTGCTTGGTCACTGGTGATGCCAGGTTTTCTACTTCAAAACGTTTCTTGGGATTGATGACAATGATCGAAGCAAATGTACAACTGAATGTTCACGAAATTGGTGTGATTCTATCTGCGCTGCAGGAACTGAATCTGCGTGAGGAAAATAGAATTGCACGGGAATATGGAAGTGTGCCAGCACTGTATAACAAACTTTACACGGTATTCGAGCAGATGGACACTTCAGGAACTGTCCTACGCAACGACGTGGTGCCGTCCTTCTGACCTATAATACAGAGGTAATCGGGAGACACCCAATGACCACCTTCCCTACTCTCCAGTCCAAAGACGGCACCATGCTGGTCGGATACTATCCCGTGAAGACCCCCTATGGAGACATCAGTCAGGAGTGGTGCTTGCAGGTTCTGTCTTGGAAAGGTGTGGACCAAATCTCCAAGAAGTTTCTGAATCGCGTTGAAAAGACTCTTGCGATTCGTGAGCGTCTGGCGCTTGGTTACACTGAAACTGGTGACAACTCCGATCTGCCTCAACTTGGCAATCCTTTCTATGGTGCCTGCTGATGGCATTTTCAACTGCTGAATTGGGTGCAATGCTAAACATTCTTACAAAGCACTCTGACTGGAATGAACTTTCAAAAGAAATCCGTTATGATGTTTATAACTTAAATCAAAAAATTATTGCTGAAATGACTTTTGCTGTTTCTTACGACCTGGAGTGCGGATGAACCTTTCCTCTAAGTATATTTTTGTTGGTATTGTGTTTCTGATTGCTTTCTTTGGATACAATGCTTTTCTTGCACAACGTGACCAAAAGTTGTTTGATGCTTATTATGGAACAAATCAAGAGCAACTGAAATGAACGACGAAGACATTACTCAATTCCTGAAAGCATTCTCTGATTTTATGAAACACTCTGAAGAGCAAATTGATTCATTTCAAAAGTGGGAAGAAGCAAAAAATTACACTGATCTCTTTTATGAACAAAAAGCAGCAGAATTGGAGATTACTGTAGACTATTACATTCAGGAGTTTGTATGAACACGCAAAACAAATTGGTTCTGGGATTGATACAAGTTGATAATCTTATCTCCTTACTTGAAGGAAATGAGTATCAACAATTTCTGTATTCTCATTTGATTCCGATTCGGACTGAACTCAAGAGACAGTTGACAAATCTTGAACATTCTTCTAAAATGACCGAGTAATTTATCTCATACAATGAAATATCTTTATATTGTTGATTACTGGGTTCCGTTTCCATCTTCTGAGTATGGTGGAATCATTAATCTAATTGCTGAGTCTGATACTGAAGCGTTCACTCTTCTTTCAGAGGAACAATCGTTTGATGAAAAGTATCAAGATCGCATTATGCCAAAGGTTGTCAGTGCTCAAAAGTTTGCATTGCAGGATGATTACGAGTCTGGCATTCTGGAGGCATTTACAACGTGACGCAACTCTATCGCATTGAAGAAATGTTTTCTCACGGTTGGGAATTGATTGAAGAGGATGCAAAACAACTGACGAAAGAGCAGTGTGATCAAAGACTTCAAATCTATCTTGAAAGAGGATACAATCCAAACTACCTTCGCGCTGTCCGTGAATCTTGAATTTCCCCACAAACCACCGAAAGGAATGTATTATGAGCAAACAGAGTTTAAACGCAATGTTATTGCTATCTGGATTCATTATCAGCGTCGGTTTGATTACAATCTTGGTGATGAGGTTCGTTGTATCTGGGGATTCTATAATACCAAAACAAGAACCTATTATTCCCCCATCAACTCCAAAAGTGTTGGACAATCGGTGGACATAGAGAGCACGACTCCGTATTCTGCAATGATTCCAAAGCAAACTCCACTTGAATCTGCATTTGTATGAGTTATCAACCACAGGTCAATGATTATGTAAGATGGAAACCTCATATTGAAGGTTGGGTGTACTTTACGGATAAAGAATACATTACGATTGAGATAGGCGTCAAACCAAAGAATGAAGAGAATTACGAAGCGTGTTCAATTCATCGCAATGATCGCTTGATGGTTTTATGTTACAATAATCAGTGGAAGGAACTTACTTATATCAAATCAAGAGAATCTGTGTATGAAGAAGAAAAAAACGTTGTGGAGACTGTGGGCGAAAGCGATTGGAGAGAAAGCGACGAAAAATGACAGAGAATCAGATCACATTGCTGGTATACGGACTGTTATATTCGGTACTTATCTTCTTACTAACTTATTCATTATTGCAGGCGTCATAAGGCATTGGAATGACGATGAAATACCAAGTTGTATACTTCAAATCCAAGAAGAACAAAATCAGCAAACAAACCGCAATTTTTTATAACATTGAGGATGCATCATTATGGGAACAACACGTGAAGAAACAAGGATACACAGACTCAGAAATACTTCCAGTATTCTGATACCTGTTTATTGTCTTCTATCCGCAATCATTGGGTACACACTCTCTGGTCCAATTACACATCAGTCAACAATTAACGAAACACTAAAACTGTGCAATCAAAAACCACTGGAATGTAAGTTTAAGTATGATATTCTGATGTATAACGAGACTGGTAGAGTTCCGTATAAGACACAAGAGGTCAAAAAGTGAATTCTTATAGATACCTTTGGTATCGTTGAACCGAAGGGTATGAGAAACTTTAAGCCCCGACTTCAACCAAAGAACCAAAAGTAACCACGCCAACTATAACGCCCAGGGTTGCGTAGACTTCTTACAATATCAGTGTTGTATGCTGAGCCACCAAGATCTCTCACAGCAGCGGCAATTGATTCATACCGAACTTCAATGAGTTCGGTTTTTTTACTGACACCAAATACCGCTTTTTTCTTATTCTTGTCTTCTAAGATCTGCCACCGATGACCATAGGCAATGCGGTACTTACGGGCAGCATTTAGTATATTTCCATTTGCATTCGGATTACCTGTCACATCTATTGCCGCATCTCTTGCACTATCATAGTCTTTACACACACCAGTTTGTAAGTTCTTTCCTCTTATCTTTAACCCAAGATGTTTACCATTACCACGAGTGTGTTCATTGAATGGTTTTAAGTTATCTGCATTATAGTTTCTTTTTTCTTTTACAACAGGTGTCGGAATAGGTTTTGGTTTCTCTTGTATAATTTCTTTTTCTTTTATAGGATTGTATTCAGGTTTATATTTGTCTATCCATTCATTCAGTTTACTCTCTAAACAGGTATCATCATATTCATCCAGTTCTTTAATCATAAAGTTATGCACACCATACTGACGAAATGCCTTATGTAAGGGTTCTGCAGACATTCTCTTGGAACGGTCTATGTGGTGTACCCATTCTTTATTCATCGCAAGTGTGGTGTTTCCGACGTATTTTTCACCTGTTTGCTTGTTAAGAATGAGATAAATGATGCCTCTGGACATTGTTATTGTATGGTGTAACAAAGTGTATAGTATATAGTGAAATGTGATTTATAGTATACTATGAGAAATATATTCTATACAATACCGAATTTTGTAGATTATGTATTCGGAGGTACATTTAACCTAACTTTAAATTAAATATATTTGTGTATTTTATAATATTCTCAATAAAGTTGATATTATTGAGAATCAATTGAGTATATTGTTGAGAATATCTTTAATGTTTTTGAATCCTTATAAACCCCTCTGCCTTATGCAAGCTAAGCACGTTACCATAAGAACGCGCAGTTGTCAACCCCCACGGAACGCGAAAATACTCCGAGACCCACACATAAGACTTATAATACTTGACATTCTTATGAGTTCGTGCTAAAATCTAGTCTAGCTCTTATGCACCACTAGATCTAGTCGAAACATCAGCATATCATAATAAATCTAGTCGAGCTCACATATATATGTACTAGAAGCTAGTCGAGCTCCATATCTAGTTCATATTGCATCTCGACTAGCTTTATGCTACAATACTCATACGTTCATCAAATCTCGACGAGCTATGTACGACGACTACGATCTCGACTACACATATGCATCAGATTACTCATACGATCTCGAAGAGTATTATGCACTAGATGCACGTGAGCTCGACGAGGATTATGCACGTGATGGGCAAGATTACGAAGGTCTTGCATATCGTCATTATGCATGATATAATCTAGTACACATACACATCTAGACCTCATGTTAGCACAGAAGCGTATCGTACAGGTTACACTGGACATCATGTGTTATGATGATCTAGATCTAGATATTATTGATTGGCGGGAATTACTGCAACTCGAACCAGGGGAAGATATCCACTGTAGGGTGAAAGAATTCGATCCGTTCGATTAATGTGACAGTTTGGAAATTGGCACATATTCTCAATAAGACCTTCGTTATTGAGAATGAGACTTAGTATGTGCCAATTGGAGAACTGGCACAGTAGGGGTTGATAGCTGCCACGTGGTGGGTTATGTTTGATTCGTTCCTGAGATTTCCAATGATTTTTCTCACTTCCACCAATCACGGTTGTGTGTATACTTTATCGCAGGAAGATGGCGATGAGTTGTATTATGCTCCGATCTACGCAAATGGTAATGTTAACCTCGAAGAATTCGCTCCCGTTGATATGAACGACATCGACATGGATGATATGGAAGTGTATGATATCATTCGTCGTCTTAAAGTTATGAATGAGGTGTGACGATCTGAGAACTGGCACATCGGCGCTTGTAAAGCACCTCAATCCCTGATACATTACATTCGTCCCTGAGAGACACACCATGTTTGATGAACTCTGGTCTGAGATTCAAGATGCTCCTGGTGAGATTTTTGACCTCGACATTCCTGAACTTCGTGATGAAAAGTTCGATGTCAATGAGTACCTGAACGCTAATTACGATTACTGATGAACTATCTCACACCCGACGATCTTAACAATCTGATTCGTTTGGTTGAAGATAACAACCAGTACAATGATGATGAGGATAAAGAGTTCTGGGATGACATTCTCATTCGTCTGAATCAAACCTACCGCCACTGTCTTGATGAGTTCTGAAATGACTAACACTTTTGATCGTGAAGCACTGGTTGAAGCATACATCGACCGTTTGCTTGACAACATGAGCACCAAAGATTTGATGCGTATTGTTGGTGACCAGATGGAAGAAAATCTCACCAGTTATACTGATGAGGAACTGATTTCAGAGGTTGAGTCTTACTATCCCGACCTGCTGGAGAGTGTGACGGTTGAGTAAGTGGCACAAGGGGGGTTGCGATGCCCCCCAATCCATGTAATACTAACAGTATGAAAAACACCCACCTTGAGCACCCCGAAGATTCTATCCTGACGGGTGACCTTACTGTTCTGGATTGGTTTACTGCCCGTGGCAATCTGAGTGTAAAGATTGACGGGGCACCTGCTATTGTTTGGGGTATCAATCCTGCCAACGGTGAATTCTTCGTTGGCACCAAAGCAGTCTTTAACAAAGTAAAGATTCGGATCGCACATTCGCATGATGAGATCAATCAATTCTATCAAGGCGAAGTTGCAAACATTCTTCACGCTTGTTTTGATTGGTTGCCTCATTCAGACGGTATCTTTCAAGGTGATTTTATTGGTTTCGGTGGTGACACTGAGTATACTCCTAACACGATCACTTATCAGTTCCCTGAGGTAGTTTATGAGAAGATCATTGTTGCTCCTCATACTTACTACATTGCCGACAAAGATCTTCGTGATGCTGTAGCGTATCCGATGAAGTTTATCATCACCGATACTCCCTATGTGAAATTTGTGAAACCTGAAGCATACATTCAGCATGGGCAAGAATCGTTTGCTGATGTTGCTGAGGTGTGTGACTTTGCCCGTCAAATGTCTACTGCCTGTGAGTTTGTAACTGATAAGGAAGCGGCAAAGATCAAACAACAGATCAACGCCTGCATTCGTGCTGGTGAAGAAGTCAACCCTGAGAACTTTGATTGTGATGCTAACCTGCTGCGTCTGTGGGCATTGGTGAAGTCAATCAAAGATGATTGTTTGTTCCTCTGCCGCAATCAAGGTCCTGCAGCATACCTCTACGGCAACAGAATTGATGCTGAGGGTTATGTGATGACCAATGAGTTTGGTACATTCAAGTTGGTGAATCGTGAGGTCTTTTCTAATGCTAACTTCAACAACAGTCGGTTTAACGTGGCAGCGTAGGAGTTAGGTATACTGGGGTCAGCCGCCCGTGTGCCACCTTTTGAACTGGCACACACCCCGTAGACCTGCCCCCCTGACCCCTTATACTGATCTCAGTTCAAAGGAACCCCATGACCGAACTGCTTGCCATTCTCATCCCTGGAGCCCTGGTGATCGGTTTGCCCTTTGCAATCGCCAAACTTCTTAAGATCCGCCTGTTCACCAAAGATGACGGATACACAGCAGGATGGGTTGATGGGTTCATTCTGGGGGAGGATGAGGACACCTGAGGCACTGTCCACTCCCTGCCCCAAAGGGCACCGCTGACCCCTTATACTGATCTCAGTTCAAACGACCCCACACACTTACAACGGGCAATCAAGTCCGAGGAGTCTAAAATGTCTACACTGAATCAATTCTTCATTGAGTGCCTGGATCTCAAGTATGCCAGCAATTCTCAAGACAATTCGTATCACGAACAGCAGGTAGAAGATCTGCTGAAAAAGTATAACCTGGAATATGAATATCAACCGAATGGTATTCAGAACTCTCCTGACTTCCGTGTGCATCACAACGGCAAAACTTACGACATTGAGTGTAAGTCCAGCAAGCAGGCATATCCTACCTACAATGGCGGATTGCCGAAGGAAGGTGTTATCTACGTGTTCAGCAGCAAAAAGTATAACGAAACCACGG